TAAAAGTAAAAGCAGGCGTAATTGTAGCAGGTTTTTTAGCAGGATCAATCGCAATAAGTGGCGCACTAAGGTTAGTGGCTCCTTACATAACTCCAGAAATTGCAGGCAATGTCTTAATGTTTGGATCCATGGCTGTGTTATTATACGTCATGTATATTTTGGTGCTAGACCAACTCAAAATTGATGCCAAGATTCAAGACTTGGTTGACCAGAAATCAAAATAAAGCTATAATAGTAGTATCAACAATTAATTAAGGGAGCTAACCTTGACAACAGTAAAAATTCGTAATGGCATGTATCGTGGAACTCGTGTTGATGATATGATGTTTACACTTGTGAAAGATTTTCAAACAGGCGCCAAAGGCAACTTTGTTACTGTAAAAAGTGACGGATTCTTTGGAGACAATGTTCCAGAAAATATTCGTATCACAGTAAACAGTATCGAGGATATTGAAATTGCCTCGGGTACAAGATCTAATCCGGTGCTTGCATTTAACCCTGATACTGTCAATCGTGACGCCGAAGCACCTATGGACTTTGAATTAAAAGCAACTGGGCCAATGGTAGAAACAGATGAAATGGTTATGAATCGCATTGAAGAACGATTTGAAGTTCTGCAACAAATGACTCGCGCTACTATCTCAGGAGACGTCCGTGCTATGATTGTGGTTGGCCCTCCTGGCGTAGGCAAGAGTTACGGTGTTGAGTTTGAACTTGAAAAATCTGGATTGTTTGACAAATTGTCAGGTAAAAAGATCAAGTACGAAGTCGTAAAAGGCGCAATGACCCCAATTGGATTGTATTGCACACTATACAAAAATTCAGACAAGAACAATGTTCTAGTGTTTGATGACTGTGATGCGGTATTCCAAGATGACCTAAGTTTGAATATTCTTAAAGCAGCCCTGGACAGTGGTAAAAAGCGTAAGATTTGCTGGAACAGTGATAGCAGTATGTTGCGTCGTGAAGGTGTTCCAGATAGTTTTGACTTTAAAGGCGGTGCAATCTTTATCACCAATTTGAAGTTTGATCACTTAAAGAGCAAGCGTATGCAAGATCACTTGGAAGCACTGCAATCACGCTGTCACTTCTTAGATCTTACACTCAATACCATGCGTGATAAGTTCTTGCGTATTAAACAAATCTTCCGTCAAGGACAGTTGTTTAACGATTATGAATTTACACCAGAACAAGGTGACGAGATCCTAGAATTTATGGACGAGAACAAAGATAAACTGCGTGAGATGTCATTGCGTATGGCACTTAAACTAGCAGACCTAACCAAAGTATCAGGAATGAATTGGAAAGCCCTTGCTCGTAGCACTTGTATGAAAAATTCATAGTACTTGGTTGCCCAGACTAGGTATGATGGTAGCTCCTGGGCTGTTAAAGAACAGCCCATTTTATCCGGTACCCATGAAAAAGGTACCGGTTTTTTTGACTTTGCTCTGTATTATAGTGTACAATGACATATGATCCTGAATATAGAATTAGGTAATAAAATTATCTTAAAGTTCCAGATACTGGACACCCCTGTGGCTCATTTATGGGTCAACCGTATGTTGTTACGTGATCAGTATCCAATAGATCATCCAGATCGATTTTATGGATTTAACAGTCCAGAAGAAGAACGTAATAATGCATTGTTGATGATTAATAACTGTATTAACACAATCAACAATCACGATCCAATTGTGTCAAGATCCTTGACCACAGTTACTGATCAAGATACATTAAACTATCTGCACAGTATCTTCGAACGTTATCATGGTTTGTTAGATCAACAAAGCGAAGAATATTGGAATCGCGCACCCAGAATTGTACGTCGCGCATTGACCGATTTAAATTTGGCTGTACATCGTTGTGAAAGTGTGTCCCGTAGTAACCGACCTAGATTTGTATGCACATGGTTTGGGTTGCCTAAGACACACACACTAACCGATGACCTAATGAAAGATTATGGTACCTCAGATACAACATTTGGAACGGTTTACTTGAACTACTGTGAGATAGGCAAGAATTTAGAAGCCCTTACGCAAGATGACGATAACTACATTAGCAACGAAGCATTTAAACCGTTTAATTATTATTCGGCAGACTTTGTAGTTAAATTCTTTGACGATACCCCTGCAGCTATTAAAGAACGTCTTGACCGGATGGAAAAATATTACACTGCACATCAAAAGTATTTTGAAAGTTTTGGATACACGATTTTTGATCACGTTCGGCTATTGCCTTTGAGATTTCCAGTAGCCAAATTAATTGAGGATATGGATAGAGAAGAACTGTTATCACAAATTCAGCAACATCAACAAGTGACTAATATTACTATAGAATGAGAACAGCCACAATCGTAATACGTGACGAAGTAAATATCAAGATAGAAGGCTTAGAACTTGATGCACGGAAAAAACTAGTTAATACTTTTAAATATGAAATACCGGGTGCTAGATATCAACCCTCAGTTCGTCTTGGTCGGTGGGATGGCAAGGTAGCGTACTTTCAGCTAGGTGGCAGTACCTATGCAAACTTACTTCCAGAAATTATTCCTATTCTGGAAGATTTTAATTACGATATTGAACTAGACGATCAACGAGATTACAGTGCCACATTTGAGTTTGATCAGGTTCAAGAAGATACCTTTAGTGATCGTATATGGCCCATCACACATCCGCAAGCTGGGCAACCTATCATGTTACGTGATTATCAGGTTAAAATTGTCAATGAATTTTTAGCCAATCCACAATGCCTGCAAGAAGTAGCCACTGGTGCCGGTAAAACTATTATGACTGCAGCACTGAGTCACAGCATAGAAAAGTATGGCAGGTCGATTGTTATTGTTCCAAACAAAAGTCTGGTAACACAAACAGAAGCCGACTATAGAAATCTAGGACTTGATGTCGGTGTTTATTTTGGTGATCGTAAAGAGTGGGGCCGTACACACACTATCTGTACTTGGCAAAGTCTAAATGTCCTAATGAAGAATACCAAGTCGGGCGAAGCCGAGTGTACCATTGGAGACTTCATTGAGGGTGTAGTCTGTATCATGGTTGATGAAGTACACATGGCCAAGGCAGATGCACTCAAAGGATTGCTCACAGGAGTAATGAGTCGTGTGCCTATACGTTGGGGACTGACAGGAACTATACCCAAAGAGCCATATGAATACAAAGCATTACTCTGCTCCATTGGCCCAGTTATCAGTCAATTAAGTGCCAGCGAATTACAGGATCGCGGAGTCTTGGCACAATGCCATGTAAATATTGTACAGTTGGTTGACCACGTGGAATACAAGGACTATCAAAGTGAATTGAAGTACTTGCTTGAAGAAAACGGCCGATTGGATACAATAGCCAATCTAGTTAATCAAGTTAATCTTACAGGCAATACCTTGGTGCTGGTGGATCGTATTGCAGCTGGACAGGCATTGGTAGACCGTCTGGGCGATAATGCTGTGTTTGTATCAGGATCAACCAAGGGTAAAACAAGACAGGACGAATATGACGAAGTGGCAACTAGCACTGGGAAGATTATTATTGCTACCTACGGCATTGCTGCTGTTGGTATTAATATTCCTAGGATTTTTAATCTTGTGTTGTTGGAGCCGGGCAAAAGTTTTGTTCGGGTCATCCAATCAATCGGTCGTGGAATCCGCAAAGCAGAAGATAAGGACTTTGTCCAAATCTGGGACATCACAAGCACCTGCAAATTTGCTAAACGACACTTGACCAAACGCAAACAGTTTTACAAAGAAGCAAACTACCCTTTTACACAAGAGAAATTAGAATGGATGAAAATAAAATAAAATATCCGCCCAACGTATGCTTGGCACCATTTACCTATTTAACATTTGATCCAAACAAAAACGTAAGTCCCTGTCCGGCCCTGGGCGGAAGTGTATGGAATTTCTCTGGACAGACAATGAAACAAATCTGGAACAATGAACAAGTAGTTGAGTTTAGAGATCGTATGCTAGACAACCAGCGTCACGCGGTATGTGCTCGTTGTTGGGAAGAGGAAGAGATAGGATTTACCAGCCAACGAACTAGGTTATGGAACATGGTTGCTGACCCAGATGGAACCAGTACTCGTATTTTAGAATCTGATTTGACTCCGCAGGATGTATTAGACCCAGCAAATTATCTCAAAGGCCCCATGCAGTTGGCCATCAAGATTAGTAATGTATGTAACCTTCGTTGCCGTAGTTGTAACAGCCGTGACAGTATTACACTTGCTGTCGAAGGTGAATACTATGCTGAAACTTATGGATTAACCGGCGAAGAAAATATGTACATCATGGAAAAGGAAAGCAAAACCTTTACAGATGAACAGGTCGATGACATTGTCAGTATTTGTAGTAATGTAAAACGCATAGAGTTCTATGGCGGTGAACCATTGCTTGATAAACAACTGCCAAGATTGTTACAAAAGTTAATTGATATTGGATATTCTAAAGAGATCACAATCAACATCAGCACAAATTGTACACACGAGCTATCACCAGTCCTGGTTAAAATATTAAATGAATTCAAGGCCATTAACCTTAATCTAAGCATTGACGGCTGGGGCAGACAATTTACTTATATCCGACATCCTGGCGATTGGGACCTTGTTTACAAAAATATTCTTAAATTTATTCGAGTAGTAATCACTAGTAAAATTCAAATAAAGTTATTGCCAGTTATAACAGTGACTTCAATGAACGTGTATTACCTGCCCGAACTTGTTAAAAATCTCAAGGAGAAGTTTAGACTTACTCCGTTTATGATCATTGCCCGACTGCCCGATCACTTTAGTATTAGACACGTTCCAGAACCAATTGCTCAAGAAATCGTTGCCAAATTAAAAGCCTACACAGATTATGACTTTTCGTCTATTGTTAAATTGCTCGAAGCTCCAGCTGATCCTGCGTTTTGGATCAGCTTTAAAAAGTGGATCCGCATTATGGATGAATATCGCAAAGAAGACTTTGCCGCAACCTTTCCAGAATACACTGAACTGATTAGAAAACACGATGCTGAATTTTTATTATAGGTTGCGTTTTGTAAAAAGATCTGTTAAACTAACAACATGAGAATACTCACCCTAGATAATAATACCCCATATGACTTAGATCAACTTCCGGAAGAAGTTGATGACATGCGTTTTGCTATCTTAGATAACAGCAACCCAAATGATCCAGACTATCATTACATTCCTCTAATCTTCTTGGAAAGTTTTAACGCACCAGCCTTGGTCTTACGCATTGGCGAATATCGTGTGCGTATGCCTGTAGATTGGCAGATCCTAATAGGTGAACCCGACTTGGGTGACTTGGAAGTGTTACCGCTGACCAGTATCAATGACCGCGGATTTAAAGCATTTCAATTCAATCCACTGAGTAGTTTTAGGCCCAGCTTCCTGGACATTGAGATATTAGATGTGTATCAAGAAGTGTCCTGGTATGCACCTAAACTAAAGAACGGGCAACTACTGTGTGTTCCTTTGGGCGAAGGCGAAAAACCCGACTGTGTTTATTTTGTCAAGGATATCAGTCGCAACTGTGAAGTGCTAGACTATAACAAGGCCTGGTAGTGGACAAACTAAGCATTAACAACGAGATGGCTGTGTTTGATCGTAAAGATCGCAAGTTCTACGACAGCCTTACTGACGATGAGCGTAAGAAGTTCAGCAATTATCTTATGATTCGTTATGGATCCAGTGTGCAAGGCAGCAAAGATCTACAAGAGTTCTACTTAATTGCCTGCAACGAACGTTTGAACAAACATTTCTTTACCATCAATCGACATCCTAAACTGCAATGGTTATGTGCCACCACAGTTAGTCCGGGTATAGGCATACAACGGCATCAATGGATTAGTCCAAAAAAGAAAGAACCCGGATCCGGCAGCATTAAAAAACAGTTAGCTGAGTTATATCCGCACATGAAAGACGATGAAATCGATCTCATGGCCCAACTCAACACCAAGAAAGACATCGACGCCTATGCAAAATCCCTGTGCCTGGAAACAAAAAAATAATTAGATTGCAGACAAATGAGTTATACCTGTCAGTACTGTAAAAAAGACTTTATGAAGGAAGCCAGCTTGGCTGTGCATAGTTGCGAACCACGCAGACGTAGACAGGAAAAAGATGAAGCAGGTGTGCGTTTAGGTTTCCAAGCATATATCAAGTTCTATGAACTTACCCAGGGATCAGCCAAATTAAAAACATTTGACGACTTTGCTAACAGTCCTTACTACAAGGCCTTTGTTAAGTTTGGTCGTTATTGTGTGGCAATCAAGGCTATCAACCCAAGTCGCTTTACTGAATGGGTACTTAAACAAAATAAAAAATTAGACCACTGGGCTAAAGATAGCGTCTATACTGAATACCTACAAGATTATCTCCGGGTAGAAAATGTCAATGATGCGCTGGCCCGTGCCATGGAGTTTGGTATAGACTGGTCAGAGATCCAGGGCCATCCAGCTGAAGATTGCCTGCGTTATGGAAATGGTAATGCCATAGCCTATGCTGTCAGCGCAGGTCGCATTAGTCCCTGGGTAATTTATAATTGTGAGTCGGGTCAGAAGTTTTTAAGTGAGTTGGATGAAACACAAATAGCCATGGTATGGCCCTATATTGATGCAGACTATTGGATGCGTAAATTCAAAGACTATCCAGCAGATCAAGAGTATGCCAAAGAAATGTTATCAAAGGCAGGGTGGTAATGTCAGCAGATATTGATTTAGACTTAGCAGATCGTAATCAACTGCTTGAATTGATTCAAGCAATTCCAGCACGACAACTACATCAAGGTCAGGTGCGCCGACACAACAGTGGTGTGTATGTCACAGACATTCCTTATGATCCCGTGAACGAGTGTGCAGCCATAGACTACGAAACAGCAGAACAACGTGGCTACTTTAAGATTGACCTGCTTAACATGTCAGTGTATCAATTAATAACAAGCCCAGAGCACTATCAAGAAGTATTGGATCAAGAGCCACCATGGCAACAATTATGGACAAACCCGGAGTGGGCCAAACAATTGGTTCACGTGGGCAATTACACAGACTTGCTGGCCACAATGAAACCAGACAGTATTCCCAGGATGGCTGCATTCATTAGTATTATCCGTCCTGGCAAAGCTCACTTACAAAACAAACCGTGGGCCGAAGTATTTGAAACTGTTTGGGACGGCGATGATAGCCTGGGCTTTGTGTTCAAGCATGCACATGCTGTTGGGTATGCTGCTTTGGTTGCCTTACACATGAATTTATTAAATACTAAACTATGACAATTTTATACAGTAACGGATGTAGCTATACTGCTAATTTTGGACTTGAAAGAGACAATCGCTATCCAGTTCTGATTGCAAATTATTTTGGGTGGACAGTAGAGGACCGAGCAATTCCCGGATCGTGTAACAGTAAAATTATTCGATCTTCAATGCGCGATTGCATTAATTTGCTAGAACGCAAGGAACCAATTGTGGCATTGATTCAGCTGACTCATAGAGAAAGATTTGAGTATGCCGGAACACCCACAAAAGAAAATCATTGGAAATACGGAGGATTGTCACATGACAATCTTGAGATTGATCCTAAAATTCATGATGAATATGAATCAGTCAGTCCCTTGGATGAAAAAAATTGGCCTTCTGAAATAGTAAGTTA